GGCGCCGAATTGCCGACGATGATGTCCCAAATCCCGGCGAACTCGCCCGCGAGACAATGAATCGCGTCGATCGCGTGTCCGTTCACTTGCACTTGTCCCGGAAACTTCAGGACGTGCCCCCACATTAGCGACGTGTACGTGTACAGCGTGAGCGCGCACGCTTCCACAAAGGCGCCGCACCCGCTTTCCCGTGTCAGATCGAACGCGCCCGAGCTGTAGACCCACAACACGACATCATGCGGATCGTTCGGATTCGGCGGCGCCGGGATGTCCGGTTCCGAGGGATCCACCGGCGGCGCCGCCGGCAGCGGCTCGAGCCGAATATCATCGAACACAAACCGCGGCACCTCGCCCGGCTCGACGATCCCGCGCCCGTTGAACGCCGGATACACGAACGCCGGATCGGTCGACTCCGCCGACACCTCGAGCGTCGCCCCTTGCCAGATCGTCCCCGGTGGCAGCGTCACCCGTTGCGCGTCGTCGCGTCCGTTCGCCGTCCCCGGCACCCCGGGTAACACGATCGCGCCGTGATCCAGCGTCAGCGTGAGTGCCGCGCCGATTGGTGTCGTGTAGAAATACAAGTCACTCATTTAGCCAGCCTCTTTTTCTCTTGGAACGCGTCCCACTGTTGCGAACTTTCGAAACATCCGGCAGAGCAGAACCGTCGCCCCTCGAGCGTCACGACGATCGGCCCGTCGACCGTGAGCAGATTGATCCGGCACCAGGCGCAGCGATTCCGCGCATCCTCGCGCCCGATCGCCGCCAGCCGTTCGCGCCGTGTCGTCGCTTTCATCGCGCTTCCAGGTTCCGACTCTGGAGCCCCACCCGTCGCCCGCATTTCAGGCAATCGATCGTCCGGCTTTCACACGTCCCCGCCGCATTCCGGATCGCGAGCCCAATGCGCGCCATTCCGCCGCAATGGATCCGCCAGATGCACAGCGGATTCGCGATGATCCGAATTACATCGTCCACAGGTTTTTCCACAGCGTAAGTGCTTGACCCGTTTCCGTTCATGGCGAAATGCTCGACTTTTCCACACGCCTCTAATCTTTCAAGTACCCAAATGCTACGTACAAAGACTAGAGACTAGAGACTAGAGACGTAGTGCTCAAATCGTCGATCGCAAAGATTTGCGTCGCGCTTGAGCAACGCGCGAGCACGCATCGAGCACTTCGTGAGCAGCGCGTGAGCATGTATCAGAGCATCGCGTGAGCACCTACTGAGCACACAACGTCACCTCGCCCGCGCTTCCCACCGCGGGACGATTTTTGCGGTGATCTGCCCACACGTCGGACACCGCTGCACATCGGCCCGTCCCGCGTATTCCTGTTCCGGCACGACCGCCCACGTAATACACGTCTGACCCGTGACCCCGCACGCGCGCTCCCCCACTTCGCGGATCAATCCCAGATCCCGCAATTCGGTAAACCGCGCGCTGGTATTGCTGTCGTAGCGCAACCCCAGGCGCCGCGTTTCCTTCAGGTACTCAAACACCTCCCCCGCTGTCGCGACGCCGAGTGCTTCGAGCCCAACCCACACTTGGAGCCGCCGCGTGTCGATGACCCCCGCGTCGAGACTCTCGTAAAACGCTTTGACGGATGTCTCTCGAGGCCAGGTGATGATCGTCGCGCCCACGACCGGCCCGGCCTCCGCCGCCGCCTCAATCACCCCTTGCCGGCCATCGCAGCGCAGCAGATGATCCGCCTCGCTCGCGTCGCCGCCGCAAAACAAACACCGCTGCCCCGTCATCCCCGCGCCAGCTTCAAGGCCCCGCGCGTCGCGCCGCCATGTCGCGCCCGCGCCGATCGCGCCAGGGACGCCGCGTAAATCTCCTGCTGCACCGCGTTCACGAGATACCCGTCACTGTCGACCCGCCAGAACCGCGCCACCAACGGCCAGCACCGCCGCCATTCGGCCGCGCTCGCGCCGATCAACCGCTGGATCGCCTCGTGATCGTTGGGTAGCTTGGCGCCCGCCAGCCAGGCCCGCGACAGCATTTCTCGATACAGGCCGCGCGGTTCAATCGGCAGCGCGAACGCCGTCGACGCAATCCACCGATCGACGTGGAAAAACTCGCCCGTCAGATGTTTCACGATCGCACCCGCCACGCATACCCGCACACCGCACAACAGGCCGTCGCGACGGCCCGCCCGCCGCGGATCACCGTCTCGAGCTCCACTAGCCGATCCTCCCCGCACTTCCGGCACGCGAGCGCCGCCGGATCCGTCACCGCGACCAGGCCGATCGCGACCCGGCATGTGAGGCAGATCGGATCGCCGCTCGAGCCCGCCGCCGGCATCAGCGCGCCGCAGCGCGCGACCGTGACGCCATCGATGATCGGGCGATCCGGATCCGCGCTGTGGGAGACGACGATCGGCCGCAGCATCAGACGGCCCCGCCCGCCGCCCAGGCGGCCCCAGGACGCCCGATCGCCGCCGCGCCCAGCCCAGAGCCCCAGCCGTCGCCCGCGACGCCGCCGGCCCGGTTTTGGCCCTTGACACCCGGCGCCCGGGAACTACACTTACGGGGTGAAAACGTCGGAAAGGGACGCGGTTTGCAGAGTGTGAACGACCCGCCAAAACAAGCCAGAATCGCCCCGATATTTACTACACGAAAACACAAAGATTCACGCTTTACTGAAGATACATTATCAGACACGGTATGTTTTGCTGAGGATTGACGGATAGTAAACATATTGAAACCGTGTTGTTCGCAGAGTGTGAACGACCCGCCGTTAGCTCGCTTTCCGCGCCGGCGCCAGCTTCAGTAAACTTTCCAACGGCACCGCACAATGCGCCGAAATCCGGAGCGCCAGGTCGAGCGGCGGTTGCCGTTGCCGATCCTTGAGCAGCGACAGATACGCCGGCGAAATCCCCAGTTCCGCCGCGAGTTCGACCTGTCCGCCCCGGCCGCGGTCCCGCAGATACGCCGCCAGCGACGCGAACACCCGGATCGCCATAATGCGCGCATCTTCACGCTTTGGTAATTCGCCTGTCAAGTATTTTGTACACGGATCGTCCCGCGCCATCCCGGAGTGTGACCGACGCCACGGCTAGTGCTTTACTTTTGGTGAAGTTTGCCGCACACTAGCCTACGCACACATGAGCCGCCCGACGTTGACGGACCGCCTCCGCGCCACCTTGCGCCCCTTGCTCCGTGCGCATGGCGTCGGCGCCGCGCTCGCCAAGTTCAGCCAGGCCCGCCCCGGCGGCGCCCGGATCAACCCACAAGAGATTTCGTATTTTCTGAATCGGACGCCCGGCCGGAAAGGCCTGACCCTGGACGATCTGGACGACGTGGCCGCGTTTTTCGGGTTGTCGATCGGCCAACTGTTCGGCGTCGACGCCGACGCCCTGAGCCCCGACGAAACCCGGATCGTCACCGCCTTCCGCGCCTGCGCCCCCGCCACGCGCGAGCACGTCGTCGGCCTGCTCGAAATGCTAAGCACCGCCGCGACCGTCGCGCCGAGCCCCCTCGCGTCCCGGCCGCATCCGGCCGCGCCGATCGAACGCTTGATCCGCGAGCTCCGCGCGCGCGCCCTTACGGCTGATGACCTCGAGGTATTGCGAGGCTGGATGGATCACCTGGCCCCCCCGCCGCAAGCGGACGCGCCCGCCGCGTCCGCACCGCTACGAGCCGTAACGCGCAGAAGCTAACCCACGCCCGCTCGTTCGGCGTCAGCCGGCGCCCGAGCGCCGCCCAGGCCGCGAGCGACCCGTCCGCGCCGACCTTTGCCATTCGCAATCGCCCGCCACTGGCCATAACGGTTTCCTCGGAGAAAACCTACACCCAAACCCCGCCGCCCGTAGCTGAACTACCGCACAAATACTTGGTGAATATGTGAAGGTAAGCTATCAGGTTGTCGCGGGTGATTGTGCGGGCGCTCTCCGCGGTGAAACAATCCGCCCGTGTGGTGAAGCCGATTCCGCCTAAGAAGACGAACGCGGTCCTGATCACCAAGGTCGGGTGGAAATGCCTCCGCTGTGACCACGAATGGATCCCCAAGGAGCCCGGCTACGCGCCCGCGGCCTGTCCGAACTGCAAAAGCCCGTACTGGAATCGCCCGCGCCGCTACAAACGCCGCACGCCGACCCGTTAACACCCGCCCGACACAGGCCCCCCGCTTAGGAGCCGGATCCCCCACGCCCTAACCCCTGCCCGGTCCCCACTTGCGGCGCCTTCCGCCCAGGCCTTCCGCCCTCATGCCCCGGCGTCGGCCGGCAACAGCCCCGCGTCCCCGATCGCGTCCCGCAGCAGCGCCGGCCCCGACCGCACCAGATACACCGTCCAGGTCCAGGTGAGCGACGCCCCCGCGACGATCCCGGTCATTTGCCGCAGATACAGCAGCACGCCCGCCGTCCGCAAATCCGGGACCGCCAATTGCCCGAACACAAAGCCGCGCGCCTGCGTCGTGCCCGTCGTGATCGTGCCCCGCGCGATCGTGTACGTGTTCGCCGCGACGACCCGCGTTTCCGCCGCAAACACGCCCACCCCATTCGGCACCAGCGCCCCGGCGCCCACCGTCGGATCCGTCAACGTAATCCCCGGATAGCCCGTCGCGCCCTGCTGCAGGTACAGATCGACCGTCAGCGGCGCCGATCCCCCGCTATACACACAACTCACCCGCGAGACGACCGCATCCGTTACCGCCACCGCCGGCAGCACCACCACCGCCAGATTTTCGGCCGCCGGGTTCGTACTGACGCCGCTCACCACGCGGAGCACCGTCATCTGCGGATAGGCCGGCGTACTCGCGAGCGCATCGATCGGATCGAGCAGGACGTCTTTAATCGCCTGCTTATTCCAGGGCGTCCCGATCGTGTTCGACCCGTCATCATCGACCAGCGCGTTGAACGGCGCCCGATTGATCGGCATCTATTCTCCCGTCGCCGGCGGCGCCTGCGTCCGCGCCAACTGCCGGATCCAATCCTCGAACGTGAATTGCTGCGAGCTCGCGCGCGTCTCATACGTCGGCGGCACCAGGCCGCGCGCGTGAAAGCGCGTAATCCCGACCTCCTGGACCCGATACGTGCCGTGGATATCCGTCGGCGCCGGCAGATCCACGACCACGCGCGCCCCCGATCGCGTGTTCACATCGCGCGACCGATAGGCGACCGTTTCCCGCACGGCTTTATTCGCCGCGAGCAACGCCCGGCCGCGCGCCGCCGCTTCCACGAGCCCGATCCGCCCGTCCGCCAGCAGCGACTCCCGCACGCCCGACGCGCCGCCGCCCAGGAGCGCCGCCAGCGCTTGCTGCGCCGCCAGGTCGTCCACGATCACGACCACGTTGACCGGATCGCCCCGCAGCAGCGCCCAGACGATCGCGCCGGCGCCCGTCGTCGGGATCCCGATCAAGGCCGGCGCCGTCGTCACCGGCGTGCCCCAGGGAATCGACGTGCCGATCGCGTTGTCGCCGCTCGCCGGCACCCCCGTCAGCGCCGTGCTCGAGCGCCCGCGATAGCCGATCACCTGCGTGCCCGCCAGCACATACCCGCCCGTGTCGCTATACGGCCCCGTGCTCGTCACCGGCAATTCCGTCGACCCGGCGGAGACAAACTTCGCGGTCTGAATCACGCCGGCCGTATCCGTCGTCGGCGCATTCACGCCGAGCCCCGCATCCGGCGTCGTGTCATACCCGGGGAGCACCGTCGTCGTGTTATCCGCGATCGTCGCGAGGAATTTCAATTGCGCGCCGCCGGTCGCCGTGCGATAGACCTTGCGCGACGTCACCGCGGCACCCGTCGCCGGCCCCGGCGCCACGCCGCTCACGACCACGCGCCCGAGCGTCACGGACCCGCCCGGCGCCGGATTGATCGGATAGGTCGCCGGATCCGCCACCGCCGCCGCGTCGCTCACGACATCGCGATACGTGCCGCTCGTCCACCCCTGCCCCACCGGCAGCGCCTTGACCAACCGCCATTGCCCCGCCACGTCGCGGAACGCCAGGAGCCGTTTGGCCGCCGGATCCCACGCCCCCGGATACGGCGCCCACGTCAGCCCGCCCGGCCGCGTACTCGTCCCCACCGTCGGCGCCGTCGGCCCCAGGCCCGCGTCCGCCAGCGTATCGATGTACGTCGTCGCGGTATTGTTCGGGATCGTCGTCACGAGCCGCAATTCCGATCCGCCCGCCGGCGTCCGGTAGATCTTGCGCGCCGTGATCGCGGCCGATCCGACCGCAATCGCGGACAACTGCACCTGGCCGACCGCCGTCGGCGGCTGCGCCGGGAGCTCCGTCCGCGGTTGCCCGACTTGCACGTTGCCGCCGCCGTAGCCGTTATTCGCCCAGTACCACGGCCCCCCCGCGACGCTGATGTAGACGTACTGATAATTCACGCCCGTCGATGGCACGGTTAACAGCACATCCTTGACGTACCCCGCCGCATACGCTTGCAGCGTCACCGGCGCCGACGCCGGCCCGAGCGCCCCGGCCGCGTGCCCCGCCGCCGGCGGTTGTTGAAACAGCACGCCCTGCCCGATCGCATAGCGCACCGTCGCGCCCGCCACGTACCCGATCGCCGGGTTTTCCTGGTTCCCCGCGTTATTGACGTGCAGCGACAGCGACGGACTCCCCGCCGGCGTCGGCGGCACCGCGAGCGTCCACGCCTTCAGCGGCGCCGGCGCCGTTTCATCCGTCGCCGTGCACCAGGTATACGCCCACTGATGCGCGCCCGGCTCGATCGCCCCCGCCAGATAATTCGCCACCGTCAGCGCCACCGTCGGCGCCGCCAGACTGCTGGTCGTGGTCCAGGCTTCGCACACCGCCGATCGCGCGTCCGGCTGCAACCCGGACACCTGCGACACGTCGGTGTCACTGTCGACATAGGACCACGCATAGCGATACGTGTACGTGACGCCGATCACGAGGCCACTTGTCACGTTCGGCAGCGCCGCCACGTCGACCGCGGCCGGCAGCGCCGGCGCCCCGAGCGTCACCGTCGCGATCGGACTCGGCAACGTTTCCCCGACCGCCGTCACCCAGGTATACGCATAACTATGCGCGCCGAGCTCGACCGGACTCGTGCCCACCGTCGCCGCCACCGTCGGCGCCGTCGTCGGCGTCACGCCCGTGCCGGCAAACGCCCCGGCGCCGCCGGCCGTCACGCCCGCATACTGGATCCGCTGCGCCCCGCTTCGGACATAGCCGCCGCCCGGCGCATACCAGGCCACCGTCTCGACCGGCAGCACCGGCGACCCCGGCGGCACCGGCGCCAGCGCGTTGACGCCGCCGCCTTCGACGATCGCCCGCGTGATGATCTGCGTCAGATCCCGCACGTAGGACACGCCCGCCAGCGAGGGATGATTCGCATAGAGCGCCCGCGGCGCCGCCGCCTGGTCGTCCGTCGTGAACAGATGCACGCGCGCCTGGTAGTCGCAGAGCGTGTACCCGCCAATGCGTTTGGCCAACTGCACGAACGCATCCATCAGCGTGGTATTCGTCAAGGACAACGTGTCGAGCACCGGCAACCCGGCTTGAATCACGCCGGTATACCCCGCCGGCGCCCGCGTCAGCAGATCCGCCGCAATCGCCGTGGCGGACTGGTTCTGATAGCGCGCGGAAAAGAGCGTCCCCTGCAATTGCCAGGTCGGATCCGTGGCTTCGACGTGATACAGGACGTGCGCCGGATTGTCCGCGCCCCACACCCGCGTCACGCGCAACATCGTCCCGGCAAACAACGGCGGGGCATTCTGACTCCCGAGCGTTAACCGGATCGATCCGCCTTCGATCGGCTTCGTCCCGCGGATCGTCGCCACGAGGGTATTCGCTTCGTCGTTCAACCGATCCTGAATCGCGAGGGACTCGACAATCACGCCTTGCGCGGCGCCCGTCCACGCGCCGCCAATCTGGATGTAGATCGCCGGCGTCACATACGCCAGGCGGAACGCGTTCAGCCGAGACCCCAGTAGACACGTCGCCGGATACGCACTCATACCGGCGTGCCCGTGCGCGTCACGTTCGACAGGATCGCGCGCCCGACCGTATCGCCCAATTGCTGGAGCGCGGCCGGGTCATTCATGATCGGATAGTTCATCGTCACCGCGCCCGCCTGCATCGTGACCGTCGGCGGCGCTTCCGTCCGGAACCGCCCGACGAGACTCGTCGGCGGCTGAATAAACACATTCCCAATCGCGCCATAGCTCGCCGGCCGATACGCGTCCGCGTCCGCCGCCGATACGCTCCCCGCCGCGCCCGCCGGCACCGTCCCGCCCATCCCCGTCGGCCCAAACGGCGACCGATACGCCGCCGCGTCCGCCGCGGTACTCACGTCGCGAATCGCCGTGCTCGTTTGATCGGCGGCGTTTTTGACCGAGTTCATCGCCGCTTCGGCCGTTTGTTGCCAATGCTCGAGCGTCGCATCGGCCGCCTCGGACTCGTGTTTCAATTGCTCAATCCGCGCGCTCGTGTACTGATCGGCGTGCTCCGCGGCAATCGCGTACGCGACGCGCGCATCATCGGACAATTTCGCATAGTACGCGCGCGACGATCGATCCGCTTCCATGGTGCTCAGCACCAGCGCATTGTGCCCGTTCACTTGCGCTTCCATGGCCAGCACCTCCGCGCGCCGGGCCTCGAGCGCCTGCGTCCCGATCGCGAGCGCCGCTTGATTGGCGCCCTTTTCCGCCGTCAGCGCGTCCGCCACGGCCCGGACTTGCGTCGCCGTCAGGCCATACGCCGTCGCCAGGACGCCCTGCTGGACGCCGGCCTGGAGATAGTACCGGAGCGCTTCCACGACGGCGCCGTCAATCGTTTGCAACGTCTCCGCCCAGGACGCGCCCGCCGTCCCGAGCTCCGTCATCGCCGCCGCCCACGCCTTATACGCCGGCGTCGACTGCTCGACCGCGATCGCGTTGCGCGCCACGTCCGCCGCGAGTAACCGTTGCTGCAATCCCAGATTGATCGATTCGGTCCCCACGTCGACCAGCGGCTGCACCATGTCCCGCAACGGTTCCGTCACCGTCGGCAAGGCCTTCGCCGCCTCCGCCGCCCGATCCGCGAGCAATTTCATTTGCGCGCTGGTCTTTTCGCCCGCCGCAAACGCGATCATGTCCGCCGCCAGCACCTTGAAATACTGCGAGGTCTCCTTGACCTTCGTATCCATCTGGTTCAGCACCGCGAGCGCCCCCGTCGTCATCTTCGGCGCTTCCTCCGCGACTTGGAGCGCCCCCGCCTTGACCGACGCCCCGAGCTCCCGCCACGCTTTCCCGAACACATCGACGCCAAGCGCCGCTTGCCGGTTCTGATCGTCGACGCCTTGCAACGCGCTCGCGTAGGTCGTCATCGCCTCATACGGCGACAGCCGGCGCAAATCCTCAAACGACAACCCGAGCGCTTTCGTCGCCGCAATCAACCCGGCGTCGCCAGATCCGAGTTTCTGTTGCAACGCGGCAATCGCGCCCGAGAACACCGCGATCGGTGTACTGGTTTGATCCGCCGCCGCCATCAGCCCCTGTACCTGATCGGTCGACAACCCCGTCGCGTCCGCCATCTTTTGAATCTGGCCGGCCGTGTCGATCATCGCGCGGCCGTACGCCACGATCGCGCCCACCGACAACCCGATCCCGAGCGCCCCCGCCAGGTTTTTCGCCTGCTCGAACGCCCCGCTCATGCTGTCGGTGTCCTGCGTCACCTGGCGCGTCGCCGTCGCCGTCGCCGTGAGCCCCGGATGCACGTCCGCGACCGCGGCCCCGAGATCTTTGGCCGCCGCCGCCGTCGCCTCGAGGCCCGCCGGATCCACGCCGGCCACTTCCGTCAGCGCCGCTTGCGCTTTGTCGGCGTCGCCGGTCAAGCCGTCGAGCGCGACCACCGCGGTCTGGACCTCGCTTACGAATTGCGAGAAATCGGCCAGGAACGTGCCGGTAATGGGCATCAGCGGTTACCGTTGCGCCTCGATCCGCTGTTCCTCGCGCAGATCGTCGCAGAGCGCTTCGTACACGTCCGGCGCGAGCTCGTCGATCCACTCATACCGCCAGCCACAGCGCCGCGCAATCCGGAGATTGGTCGTCACACGGTCCCGCCAACTCGGATCGTTTTTTTTTCCTCGGCGCGCGCGGCCGTCTCGCGCGCTTCGTGCGCCTCAATCGCCTCGCGCACTTCGCGGAACGCGTCCGGCGCCAGCGCGTCTAACACGGCCTCGAGCTCGTCGGCCGAAATCCCCCGGATCGGCACGACGTCGCCGTCATCATCCGTCAGCGTCCAATCCAGCAGATACGCCAGGACCGTCGCCCGCCCGACTTCGAACACCTTGACCGTGAGCTTGCCGGGATCATCGACACCGGCCGCGTACATGCGGACCATCCGCGCCGTTTGCTGCCCGGTATTCAACCGGCGCCGCACGATCACGCGCGCGCCATCCTCGAGCGTCAAGGTCACCGTTTCCGGCCGGACAAACCGTCCCACGTCGCCCCCTTATTTGACGGGCGGATCCAGATCCGCCCCGATCGCCGTGCCCGTCACCGTGAACGAGCGCACCCGCCACACGGCGGCGCCCGTGAGTTCCGGCGCCTGGAAACACAAATCCCGCGCCCACAACCCCCGCGGCACCGCGACGCGGACGATCGTCGACGACACGCGCCAGGCGCCGCCGGCCGGCGCCGGCACGAGCGCCCACGGTCCCAACACCGCCGCCGTCGTGTAGCCGCCGATCGTCAGCAGCCCGGCCCGCCCCGTCGCGCGGACCGTATGCCGCCCGCCCGCCATTTACGCCGCGTGCTGGACCCGCGTCGCGTCCCCGCCGCGCCCGAGCGTCGACACCTGCTCCGGCCCGGTCCACGACGCCGCCGCTTTAAACGTCCCCGTCACCTTCGGCGCCTGGAGCGTGCATTCGATCGACGCATCGAGGTACGCCAGGCCGGTCCAGTAGAACAACGGCTCGGTGTTGTTCGGCACGAGTTTCAGCGTCCCCGGTTCCGTCGCGACCGCCGCCTCGAACAGCGTCAGATCGGCGCTATTCCAGAACCCGGCAAACGATCCGCTCATGTCGATCAGGCCCGGAATGTAGACCTTGTTGGTATCCCCGAAGCACGTCACATCCTCGTAGTCCGCCTTGCTATCGAGTTTGAACGTGTTGATCGACGCGATTTTCGCCAGCGTGCCCGGCGACGGCGCCGGCGCGTACCAGACTTCGCCGTATCGTCCTGTCAGAATCATGATCCGCCCTCCGCGCCGTTAGTTCGGCGCCATCACTTCGTACACCCCGCCGCGCCGAAACCAGCGCACCGACCGATCTTCATCGGCCAGATCCAGCGCGCCGCGAATCCGTCCGACGCGCGCGACCGTCGCCGGCCCCGGATATCCGACCGGCTGCACTTGCGCGCCGTCGAGCAGCGCATCGATCCGCGCCGCGCCCTCCGCCAGCGTCGCGCCGTCGATCGCGCGACTCATCCCGACCGCGAGCACTTCGTACGCCACGACTTCAAACCCGCGCCCGTCGAAGGTGCCTTCATCGCGCGACTCCACCAGCCGCACCAGCGTGTACACTTCCGAGTTTTGCGGCGCCGCGTCCAACCAGACGCCATCCGGCAGCAACCCCGCCAACGTCACGTCGACGCGCAGATACGCCACGAGCGCCGCGTCAATCGCCGCGCTATCCACTCAGATCCCCCGTCACGCGAAACCCAAACGACGCCAGGAGCCGCGCCAACACCGGATAGAGCTCGCGTCGCGCCGCCTGCATCTGGGGAATAAACGCGCGCCCGACCGGCGCCGCCGGCATGATTCCCCGATTCGCCCGCGGCCCGCCGCGCTTCCCCGTGAAGCGTCGCCCCGTTTTGTATGACCCTTTCTCGTACAGATGCGCGTGCGGCGCCGCGCTGACGACTTTGGCGCGCACCCCAAACGCCGCGCCAAACTCGAGCGTCGACCGCACCCGCGCCGCTAGGATGCCCGTCACGACCGGATACCCCAGGCTGATTTGCGCCGCGGTTTTCGTGCCCCACGTCGCGACGATCGGCGTCGCCGCGTCCACCACGTTCTGCGGCAACGCTTTCAGATCCGCCGCGAACGCCGGCAGCCCGGCCCACGTCGCGAGATGCGGCCCCCGTGGCCCCCGCGGCATTACAACACCCGCTCCGCCACGAGCAGTTCCAGATACGTGTGCTGCCCGTCCGGATTCCCGACGTACAGGACCGACAGCACCCGATCGCCGGCCGCGCCCGGCACCCGCAACACCGTTTCCATCGTCACGCCCGGATGCCACCACGTCTCGACCACAAACCCCGCCGTACTGCTGACCGTGCCGGCCGTCAGCCGTTCCAGATCCCGCGCGCCGGCCGGCCGGATCCCCACGTCCTGAAATTGCGGCACCAGCGGCACGAGCGTTTCCGTATAACTCCCGTCCGGCGCCGGCGTATGCACCGGCGTCAGGAACTCCGCGCGTGTCCGCCAGGCGCCGATCCCCATGTCACGCGATCGCCGGATCCCGCCATTGCCGCAACAGGTTCGCGATCCCGGCATGCGTGCCGGTTTCGATCCCGTCGTTCGTCCAATCGTCCCGATGGACCCACAGGAACGTGAGATACACGAGCACGGCCGCGCGCACCGGCCCCGGCACCGTCGTATCGTCCCAGGCCGGATCGATCGGCTGATTGAGATAGCCGATCACCCACGCCGTCGCATCGTCCAACCGCGCCTGGACTTCCGCGTCATGATCGATGTCAAAGATTTTCAGATGCGTTTTGGCGTCGTCGAGCGTGACCAGATCTGTCATACCCGATCCCCGCGCCCGTCCCGGCCGCGCTTGACCGCCAGGCGCCACGCCCGCGCGCCCTCCGCCGTTTCCGGCCGCGCCGTCGCGCCCGCCTGCTGACACACCCACAGCGATCCGCCGTACGTCACCGCGTCGCCCTTCGCGTACGCCCGCCCCGCGGCCCAGA